ATATAGGAACTTTAAAGATAACAAGTTCTTAGATAGCTTAGTAGATAATTATAAATTTCACAATAAGCCCCATATACGCATGAAGGGGGGCACAATGATGCGTAGAGCTCCATTGGCGCCTAGTAACCAAGGACAGGCTATACGAGGCCAACATCCTACGTTCTGTATAGTTGATGAGTCTCCACTCATCGACGATAAATTGTTCGTGGATAATGTAGAACCATGTATAGTTAGTAACAAAGCACCATTTATCAATTTGGGAACCCCAAAATCAAAAGATAATCATATGTGGCGTTATTTGTATGATGATGCATATGCAGAGTCATATACTAGATTACATTATACATGGAGAGATGCTATCAAACCGGGCGATGCTTACACAGCTCCTTATAATGAAGAAGCCATGTTAGAAAAGATGATGGAATGGGGAGAAGACTCTATATACTGGAGAACTGAATATGAGTGTGAGTTTGTAGAAAGTGTATCGAATGTTTTTACACCTGAGAAGGTTAAATCTTGTTTACATGAATTCGAAATTACGACCCCCGAAACCCTTGAGCAGGGTAGAGATTATGGCCCTAACATCACTATCGGTGTTGATGTTGGTAAATCTGTTAACTCTACTGTTATTACAGGATGGAAACGGGAGAAGCCTGTGGGGGATAATATCGGAGATGATGTTGCGAGACTTATATACATTGAAGAAATCAATCCTAGAACTGGGGGCCATGACATTCCATTTCAACGTCAGCGTATTATGGATGTCGCAAGTGCTCTTGGTGCTGATAAGCTTATTGTGGATTGTACGGGCATTGGTGGAGCTATCGAACAAGACCTCAGACTAGCTTCTATTAATGCAACACCACAAATACATTTTATAGCCTTTATATTTACTGGAGGACCAAGAGGTAGTAAGACCCAGATGTATAGAGATTATCAATCTTATATACAACAAGGAAGAGTTATAGTACCTAACCCAGAAAATCTTAAACCCCACGAAGCCCGTTTAATTAACAAATGGATAAGAGAACACTTTGATTTACAATATACTATGGATGCTACAAATAAAACAGAAAAGATTGCAGCACCTACTGGTAAGCATGATGATTATTGTGATAGTTCAGCAATGGGTATACACGCAACCTTAAGTATGTTACCCGGAAGTGGTAGTTTTGGGCAGGTAGATTTGAAACAAGGAGCGACGCAACGCATAAATAGAAGTATGACTGGAAAAGTGTCCGGTCGTGCACTTTTTACCACAAGACAACGCAATGTTCGGTTAAATAAGCATCGTTATGGCAATTTCTAAGGAAAGCTTTATATACTATTTTATATTAATTAATAATTAGCCATGTCGTTTATTGATAATGTAAGGCGTCGTTTTGCCAGTATTGGCAGCGCACCGACCTTCAAAAAGGATGACCCAAGAAGTTATGGAGAAGGAGTAATTAAGAGATTAAAATTATCTAACTCTAACTACGGTTTTCAAACGTCAGATAAATACGAAGAACATATTGGTAGTAACCGTATGTATCTTAATGTTTATCTAGCAGACCCAATAGTTAGAACCTTAATAGACCTACCATGTCTCTACGCAGTTAAAGATTGTTTTGATATAGTCACTGATAAAGATGACTTACGAGAAGATGTAGAAGAACTGTTCAGAGATATAAACATGGAAAATATACTTTATGGGTGGTTACGGAATGCACGTATATTCGGAACTGGATATTTAGAATGGACTGGAGACAATTTAGTTTTACGCTCAAGCCAGAACATGTATGTTAAAAGGAATGAGCACGGTCAAGTAATGTACTACTATCAGAAAATAGGTGATGACAAAGAAGATATAAGATTTGAACCTGAAGAGATAATAGAACTAAAGAATAATGCTTTTGAAGACTATGCATATGGGTTATCTGATATACACCCTATTATGTATCTAATAGATTTAAAAGATTATGCCGAAAGAGATATAGGGGCAGCGTTAAATAAATACGCTAGTTCCAGATTTGATATTTCTTGCGGTCTACCAGATATGCCTTACGGACCAGATAAAATAAATGAAATTGTTGACGCATTCAATAATCTAGCACCCGGTGAAGACATTATACACGGAAACGACATAGTTATTAAAGAGTTACAAGGCACACAACGTGCCTTTGAATACGGTAAGTATACCGACGATATTCTAAAGAAAATACACATGGCATTGAAAGTACCAATGACTATGTGGGATAGACCTGAAGAAGCTAGACCTATTTTCGAACCATATGTAAGATATTTACAGACTATGGTAGAAGGGGCACTTAATGCACAATTAATGCCACAATTGGAAAGTGGAGAAGCTAAATTCAAATTCAGGCAAATTAATGTTGAAGACGCATTCACTAAAGCTAAAACTGATATGATATATTTATCAGAAGGTGTATTATCACCCGGTGAAGTTAGAGAAGAGAGGGGTCTTGACCCTGAAGGAGTTGTAGAACTAGATATGGAAACTTCTGAAGACGTAAAGTCATCTCCTATCGAAAAAGAAAAGAGTGATAAGAATGCAAACATCTCTGGTGGAAAGAACGAAGATAAGAAAGAAGAATCCGCTAGAGCCCAAAATAGAGGCAATAAGCCGTCCGCAAACGCAACAGGAGATAGAGCATGAAATATAACAAATGCATACACACTGTAAGTACAACCCTAAAGAAACGTGGTTTTGATAACCACGCAGAGATGGCCGAAGGTATGTGTAACCTTTGGGCTGAGGAAAATGGTGTTGAGCGGGAATTTGGAACAAACAATATTGATAAATCTCTAGAGCCAGTGCGTCGCTCTTTTGCTCTCTCTTTTGGAGGAGAAGAAGAAGTTACACTTACCAGCGAAGAGGGAGTTGATTCTGTTTCATTCCCCGTTATCGCTATTACATCCGGACCTCATGAATATGAGGAAGACGGAGAAGAACAGAAAGTTTACATTGAACCGAACGTATTAGAAAAACATTTGGAAGCCTTTAATGAGCTTCCTATTTATGTTGACCATCAGAGAACCGAAGAGGATTTAATTGGCATGGCTACCAACCCTGAGGTATTCAAGATGGATAATGGAAAGACCGCCATAAAGATGCTAGCAATGGTATCTAACAAATATGGACGTGGTCAAGAAGTGATGGATAAGGTCAAAGAAGGAGATATGACTCATGTAAGCATCGATTGGCTTTCAAACGATGTTGACGTTATGGGTAGTACCTTTGCTACTAATATAACTCCTACTGAAGTAAGTTTCATTGATAATGAAAAAATGGACCCTGTCTGTAAGGAATGTACTATAGATGGAAAGGAATGTGGACATTCAGAACCTGAAGATGAAGAGCATAAAGAATGCTGTGACTCATGTAAAGAAGGTAATGAGTGTTGTGAAGCAGACATGACAACTAAAGAGGTTGATAACATGGCCGACGAAGTAAAGGAAGTAAAGTCCGAAGCTGAGAATATCGTCGAAAGAGAATTCGCTTCACTCAGGACACAATTAGAAGAATCAGAAGCTGCAAAAGCTGAAGTTTCAACTGCATACGAAGCAGCCTTAAAAGAAATTAAGGCATTCAAAGCAGCTGAAGAAGAACGCACAGCTAAAGAATCTGAGGAGAGAAAGGCTAAGACTATTGAGGCCGTTATCTCTAAAGAACTTCTTCTAGGAAGTGTTTCCGAGGAAGCTAAAGAATCTCGAATCGAAGAACTCACAGCATGGGACGAGATGAAGCTGACTGGATTCAGCGAAGCATTGGCAGTAATGCCGATGCCAGAAACAGAAACAGAACGTTCATTCGGAAAAGGTAAAGCATCTTCAGAAGAAGCTATACCAGAAGAAACCGAAAGAAAGTTTGGAATAAAGATGGACAATGGGGGGACATTTAGATTGAACCCTGAAGTCTACAAAAGAGGAGAAAAATAATGGCAACAGAAATTTTGATAAATGACGGTGGAGCTCCAGCACGTATATTACCATATACAACTGCTGAAGCAATCACTGCTGGAGATGCCTGTACAATAGATACAAATGGCACACTCCAGAAAGCGGATAGTGATGATTCCGGTTTCGATTTCGCATATGTTGGAGTAGCATTGACAGACGCAGCAGCAAGTGCTGTAGCTTCAGTAGTTAC